ACATCAAACACGGGAAATCCTTCCTTACCTAGAGGATGATAAGCCCCCTCTTTGTCATAAGACTTAATTGCATCAATATATCCAGGACACTCACTCGACTCAAACCGGGCATCTCTTAGTGGAAGAAGAGTAACCATGTCATATGGTACTTGCTCTTCATCAGTGAAAAGGTCATCTTTCATCGAACTTATCCCCTTTGCAAACAGGCTTGTAAGAAATTTCTCCGTATATTTTCCCGTCTACCGGATTTGGTGAAAACATACTTACTCATTTCCGTGTATTCACGCTACCATAAGGTAATCCTCCATTCAAGGATTAGATGGAGACTTTTCCATCCCAGCTATACGTGTATTTCCCCTGTCCATCTTCAAACACCTTCGGATCATACTGCAGCCCCTGGTCCCCTTTAATCGGCTCATCATGCCGCTTTTTTCCTTCAACAATTTGGGGATCAATACCTTCTGGGAACGCCTTACACGTCCACCCTTTGTAATCGAGCCCTCCCATATCAATCAGGTTCTTACAATACTGACACGGCGAGACCCACATGATCGCATACCTTCCCGTATCATAGTGCATATCTATCTCCCTCTGCTTTCTTTCCATATCTCCATGATCTCCTCATATTCCAATTTCTTTGGCGGCTCCTGTTTATCCGGGATATTATCGGTCTCTTCTAACAGGATCGTTCTCTTTCTGCCATCAGGGCTCTCAGCGTAACCTGCTACTCTGAACTTTGCATCCATACCGAAGAGATATTCATCTTCTGATGCAAAGTTGCTCTTCCCATTAATGTATCCTGCCCGATTCTTGCCTTTGGTCTTTACGACGGCCAGGTATCCACCTTCGGTCCCAAAGTTGCGCCCGGGAGTGATGGACGTTGATGAATAGGCTTTCCACTGCACGTAGGCCCAGTCACCACTTTTCCACTTCTTCCACTGCTTTTCTATCTCAGGGATGTTCGAAACTCCCCGCCCCACAACCCCATCATAGTAGGGTAGTTTATCGAGTGCATGGTCTAAGTCTTTGTAAGCTATTCCCTCCAAGGCATCTCTGTTGATCCCACGATACCCAGAACCGGTGTAATTAGCTATAGCATTACGTTCTGAAGGGGTGAAAGAGTTCCAGGACTCATGCGTGTGTTTCGTAACTTCTTTGAAATTGCTTCCAATTAAGGGTCCTTGTGGAGCTGCTGGTTTTGGCTGGGGAGCAGGTTTTGCCTTGAAATCCTTTTCCCACTGATAGAGGTAATCAAGACGCTCGGTGAGAAGCTTGTAATAACTTTTTTGCTCTACGGGGGACAGACCGCTGGTCTGCAGGATCTCGGTGATATCACCCTTTTTGATGCGGATCTTCAGCGTCCTGATCTGCTTTGCAACATCAGCGTCCGTTACGTGCTTAAAGAGCCCGGCTGAGGCATGATTCATGGAAGGATCCCGTAGTGTCTTCAGCCCAGTCACCTTTGATCCAAAGGCTGAACCCTTCTTTGCTCCCTGTGCCCGGTAGAAGAGCGTGCCGCCCTGATCAATTCGAGTGATCGTTGAGACCTTACCACCTGAAATCATCAGGTTATCAATGCTGGCTCCCGCTACATCCCAGTTGGCAAGCCAGGCATCGGTGACAAAGCCTGATTTCACCCGGCTAGCCTGGGAGGCCATTTCAAGGCCGTTGTAACCCACTGTTTTGTAGCTAGCTCCCAGATGCTTGGTAGCAACCGCAAGATCATCCCCGATGTAGGCAAGACGAGAGGAGGCAACCTGGACACCTGCCTTGTCATAGATCTGATTGGCCACAAACTCATTTCGTACCCGCTCCTTCGAGCCGTGATATGTCTTTACTATCCACTCACTGCCCTCATCATCAACAAAGAGCTTCGCTCCCGTAGATCCTCCGAGATGAGTACCCTTCTTCTGTGTTAACCGTGCCCCAAAGGCCTTCGCTCCGGCCTCTCCTACAGGTAGCGATGAAACAGGAGGTGGTAAATTGAGGCTTTTAGCCGAGCCTTTGGTCTTTACCGCTCCCCTCCAACTCTCATAATCTACCCACGGTTGCTGGCCTTCTCCTTTTACTCCTCGAACCTTGGGAGGATAGCCCTTGATCTGACCACGGATCCGACAGCGGCAGTGGATATCAAAGCTTGCAACCCCAGACTGCAAGGGAGCTGCTACCCATCCGATTGACGGAACCTTCCAGCCTTTTTCTTTTTTCTCCTTCCCATCGAGTGCTCCATGCTCAGGGCGTGTCCTCGCATCAAGGGCAGCATCCCAGATCTCTTTGAGCTCGACTCCCTCCTCTTTTGCGGTCTCATACGCTTTACTCTGGCCTTCAACTGCCGCTCGTTGCCCTTCGGTCCTGGCAATACGGAGAGCTTTGTACAGTTGGCCTTTGTTTGATGGGACATATTTCCCGCTGTGAAGCTTCGCAATCCCCATGGCATCGCGGATACTCCTGGCCATCTTGGGATAATCATCACCTTTGACGATCCCGATCGTGATGAGCTTTCGAATGGCATACACTGCCTGGTCCCGATCACCTTGGAGGTATCTCGACTCAGAGAGCTTTCCAAGCGGAGATAACGCGAGAGCTTCTACATCCTCATCGCGCAGCAGCCCCCACTTCAGTGCACACCCACCACTCTGGTCGATGGCGTAGCCGTGCTGATAGAAGGACTCTTCAAAGAGTTTCTTCGTGGTATCTATGAGCAGATTATCTTTTCGCTTGAGGATGGGTTTTAGGTGTGAGGAAACCTGGGCTTCGAGGTTTTTCAGGCGGTTGTACTTACTCATCTCTGAGAAGCTGAGCTTTCCCTCCTTTGCATACGAGGCATACACTCCAGCTAGATCTGCTTTGATCTGCTCGTACGCCTGGACATACAGTGAGAGGATCTTCTCTTCACTTGTGAGCTGCTGATTGTAAAGAGATGCTTGAATACCGCCGTAGAGCTTATCAAAGAGTGCCCCATCTCCTGAGAGTTTGCCTGCTGCCAATAGAGGCCCCTATGCCCGTTTTTGGCCGGTAGGAGTGCTCTTCTTGCCACCGTCCTGATAGATTTTGAGTACCTCATCTGATGAGAGCGGACGTACTTCCATATTGGCAGCATCCTCTTTTCTCTTCTGCTCAACCTCTGCATCTGGGTTCTCAATAAAGGGCAGCTGCTCGAGGAGGGATCGCTCGCTGACCATCCCCCAGAGCTTTGATACCATCTCGGTGATAGCGGTGAGGTTCTTCGGGATATTACGAGTGAAGATGATCTTGATGTCACTGGGATCTCCGACCTGTTTCCCTTTGGGGTAGCTTAACGTTGCAGTGATGAGCTCTATTCGTTTACGCAATCCTTGAGCGAAGTAGCTCTGCTTCTCGCCTGCAAGCATCTCGAAAAGCGCGAACAGGTAGGTGAAGGCCTCTCCTGATTTCTGTCCGAGTGCACTGGGGTCTGTCATATCGGGAATGAGCGACTGCCGGTGGATCTCCTGGCGGATGATCTCTAACAGTTCCTTTCTCCCGGAGACCGATAGGTCCTTCGTGAGGTACTCGAGCTTATCATTTTCTTTGAGCCCATCGATAACCCTCAGCTTCTGCAGCTTACTTAAGGCCTCTTCATCGAGATATTTCCCGTACAGCAGGAGAATAGCCTCAGCAAACTTCTCCTCATCATCAAGAAAGGTGGAGATTAACACATCGTACGCATCAATGAGCTTCTGAATGTGCTCGAGATCCCCCTGGATGTCCTCGTTGTTTCGGTAGATGACCACCGGCACCTGGCCGTAGGGGTGGACATCAGTCGACAATTGCGTGAGGGATGATCCAACCATCTGATATCGTTCAACCTGGTCTGTGTAGTAGATCTCAACGAAGATCTTTTTGCTTTGCCCTTCATGCTCTGCATAAAACCTGATTCCAGCTATGAGCTTGGGCTTGATATCGTAGTTGTAGACGGGAATAAACTCATACACCGGTACCTTGGCAAACTGGTCTTCTCCCTCTTCGTTATCAACATAGTGGAGCTCATAAGCCTCCCCGAAGATCGTCTGGTCCTTTCCCAGCTCCGTGTTGAGCTCAGCCTCCCTATTAGCTTTAAACACATCTTCAATCAGTGAGTAGTAGGAAGTCTCTCCAGTATCCTCATCAAGGCCATACGAGATCAGTCCTGATTTGTACATGAAGCCCACGACAATGCGCACCAACAGCCTGCCATACGGTACGGGGATCCTGTTTCGATGTTCTGTCACATCTTTTGCCAGGATCGCAGGATTCTTGCCTCGGTAGTAATTATGCAGCGAGAGCAGATCAGGGATCTCTTGCTCTCTGGCTTTAATGAGTTTCACGACTTGGGTATCATTCAGTCTTCCATCTTCTTGTAATACGGCCTTGTAGCGTCTCATATGCGTAGACTCCTTAGTTGTGCTCTTTCAATATCGGGAACATGGATTGGTGTGGGTGCACCGTCTGTGAGTAGTAAGAACGCACCAGCTGCAGCATCGGCCTGGTCATCGTGTCCTGGTTGGGATCCGTCGGTGACACCCTCTAACTCACGAAGGAAAGACTCATTCCACTCCCCTCGAGCCATCTTCACATTCCCTGCCTTTGCCTGGACGGCCAGGGGCTTCCAGTAGCTGAGTTTGTTCTTCGTCTGGGGATAGTACTGCACATCAAATCCCATGAGGTGGTGTACGTAATCTTTGACCTCGTACTTACCTGCTGATCCCGGGTCCTGCCACAGACCGATCGTGGTCATTCGTCCATCTTGTGTTGCCATGTTCTTGATAGCTCGGTGGACATCATAGGGCTCACCTCTGAAATGTGAGGCATGCATGATATAGAATTTGCCATCTATGGCTTTCCTGAGCTTGATTCCTGCACTCCAGTCGGGATCAGGGTTGAGCTCACTGGGATTAGTTGCAGCTCGGTCCCAGAATCGCACCTCAACCTGGGCTGGTGGGATTTCAGCTGGTTCTAAGATCTCGAAGTATTGCCGCTTGAAGATCTCCCCTGCAGTGGGACGGGCAAACCAGTTGCCTCCCATGAGCCTCTTCTGCTCATAATCAAGCAGCGCATTGAGGTTGGCCAGGTACCCTGGGTCCTGATCGAGCAGGATCTTGTTGTCGAACACTGATGAGGGAATGAAGGTGAAGCTCTTTGGGTGACAGCCTGGATACTTGCGCTGCAGATCATCCTTTGAGTTTGCCCAGATGATCTCCCCTGACTGCCTGATAAACCAACGGATCACCCCACTTCGCTCTTTGATCGGAAAGCCTGTGTCTTGATCTATCCACCATGAGATAAATGGAAGGATCCAGCTGTCGGGATCAGGGTTCGTACTGGCTCTCATGTAGGGTTTGATGCCGCAAGTTGAGCGATTACGCGATAACATGTACCAAAACATCGACTCAGAGAAATGAGTGAGCTCATCAAACTCAATTAAGGGGATCTGTGCTCCCTGGAACTTGTGTTTCTTCTTCTCATGGTCAAAGTTACGAAATGATATCACCGATCCCGTCTGAAAACGGTACTGATGGATGGGAGTTGCTACTGGGGTTGCTCCGAAGTTCGGATACAGATCCTGTGAGACCTCCCACAATCCTCCCTCCATCGTGATCTCATCGGCATACCGGCGAAAGATGACAGCCGAGAACTTCGGGATATGCACATGGCGAAGCGGCTCAAGCAGCAGTCCGTATGACTTCCCTCCCCCTGCAGCCCCACCATAGATGCAGATGTCTGCTGGTGTTGATAAAAAGGCCTCCTGCGGCCCTTCTTGCGGTCGTATGAGCACTGGTGTTACTTAGGTTGCAAGCTGATGTCGGGTCACAATCTCATGGATCCAGCGCTTGCTGATCCCGTAGCGCTCTTCTAGTATCGTGAGCACCCGCATCTTCGGGATATTTGGCCTGGAGCACAGATCGCGATAGTCATTCCAGATTTTCTCATGCTCGATTGCCTTGGATATTTTCTGCGGGAAGTAGAGATTGATTCCTGCAAAGTTCTTCAGGATCTCCATCATCTTCTCATCGTCATCAATCATCCTGGCAAGATCCTCTAACTCCTCTGTAAGCTCAACGTGAATATCTGAATCCTCTGTATGCAATACCATCTTCTACTCCTCCCTTCTGTTATCTGGCAGATAGATCTCTATCTTGTTGCTTCCATCAATGTGTCCTGAGTGGCTGACATCCTGCTTGTCGCTCCATCCAATCTGCTTGAGTGAGAAGATGGCCATACTTGCGTTTAATTTGCCCGACAGGGCTCCTTTTTCGAGTACAGATTCCTTTTTGGTGATCAATTTTTTGATAGCGTCATTCAATTCCGGGAATTCATACAGCTGCTGGCGGTGCATCCCAAGCTCATAGGCACATTCTGCGAGGACCGGAAGTGGCGTGGTATCAGTGTAGGCGTTGATCTTCTCTTCAATTTCTTTGAGCAGCTTCTTCGTGTACTTTCTCGGCCGTCCAGCTGGCATTTATTTTTTGTCCCCCTCTTCATTATCATCACTGGTCCAAGGCTCTCCGTTTTTGAGTACCACCGGATCCTTCCCGTTCTCCTTGCACCACCTGATGTAGCGCTGTACTCCCACATCCACGTACTGAGGATCGATCTCCATAGCGTAGGCCTGCCGGTGTGATTTCTCGCAGGCAATGATCGTGGAGGCTGATCCTGAGAAGAGGTCCAGCCCAAAATTTCGCGCAATGTTTAGCACTACGGTCGATCTCCGGTTGGGACGTCGATCCCAAAGGCCTCAAAAATCTTACGTGCTCCTTTCGTCGGAGTTGAATAGATCGGCTTATACTTCCCTTTGA